TAAATTGTTAAATTTATAATCAGAAACTTTTCCTTTATGAACTCTTAAAATAAAAGTACCACCTTTTGAAGAAGGAGCAACTATTTTTTCTTTCCCAAGAAATTGCATAAGTTCATGTTTTGCCCAATCAGGAGCTTTTCTATTAAAAGCCATTTCATAATCTAACATTTTAATAGAACCTTTTTTTATCATTATATTTGATGCACTCCTATCCCATGCACTCATCAAATAATCTTGTAAAACTAATCGCTCCTTTATCCCATCATCAATAGAATTTAATAACCTATATCTTTTACTTAAATCTAAAGTTGATAAATCTTTATAATCTTCTAACATTTCACTTGCTATAACTTTTAATTTTTTTCCTTGATACGTGCCTTCTGCCATATAAATTCTTGGAGTATAATTTCCTAAACCTGCTTTTTCCATTGCTTTTGAAGCAACAGCTTCTCTCAAAAATTGTTCTTGTTCATTAAATCTCATTCTTTTTGCAAAATATTTTTTATTTTTATATGTAAAAGTTAAAGCATCTGCTCCTGTTTTACCCCCTGCTAATTCTGATGGTAATTCTTTAAAAGAGCCTATATTACCTAAATTTGCTCCTGAAGATTTTATTGGCATTGCTTGGACTTTTATTGATGGAGCAGGTAGAGCTTTTAATTGAGCTTGTTTTGTTATTTCTTCAAGCCAAATTTTATTCCCTTGAACTTTTACAACTTTACATGGAATTCCTTTCATAAAAAGAACTTCTTTTTCTTCAGAAAGAACAGCAAATTTAGAAATATCTCGTCCAGATTTTCCTTTTATTATCATTGTTAAACTATTTTTTTGTTTTGTAATTTTTCTAATTGCTTTTTCTGATTTAGAAGAAGCCATGAAAGTCTTGGATTTCCATACTCTACCAGATTTAAATTGTTTTAAAAAAGTAGCTCTTTTAGCTGCTGTATCAAAAGTCATTCCACGATAAGTTGTGCCACTATAACCTTTCATTTTTTCAAGGGCATTAAAAATTCTTTTTTCTGCTTTTAATGCAACCGATTTTGATACAAATTCTGGTTTTAATCCTCGTTGTACTTTTGTAATATCAGAATATGGCTTTTCATACCAAGACCATCCATTTAAAGCATTTTTATCCATAGATGTAAGTTTTACTCCTGTACCTTTTACTGGCATTGCTTCAATTGTTTTTATTGCTCTTAGTGGTTCAGCTTTTAATTCTTTTAAAGAGATTCCTTCTCGTTTTGCAAGTTGTTTTAATGTTAATGGTTTATAATCACGACTTACAAAACGATCAATCGAAATTTTCTTTTCTAAATATAACTTTGCTCTGGTTGGTCCAAGAATTCTATTTACAACATTAGGTGGTTGTTTTGCTAACCAATCTTTATAATTCATTTTTGCCGGAACTGCTCCATTCATTGAAGCTCTCATTGCTGGAGGTGGTTCTTCTACTCCATATTCTTTCCAAGAAGCAGTAACAGGAATCACTGTACTACGACAATTAAAATGAGCCGGAGGGCGTTCTCTTATACCCTCTTCATTAAGTAATCTTCCATCATAATTTATACAAATTAAAGTTGTTCGATCATCTAAAGTGGATACCCATTGAACATCTTTTATTAAATCTGCATTTCTTGTAAATACTTCTTCTCTTGCCTGATGAACAACACTACTAACAGCAGTCCTTGCAATATAGCCAGCTTGTTTCCCTTTCCAACCTAAAGCATTATTAATTCGTTTTCCTATATCTTTAATACTTTCTCCAGTTGCAATCCCAACTTTTACTTGTTTCATTAAAGCAGTTTTAGTAGCAACAGAAAATCCTTTCATCCAAGCCCCAAGTTTTGCTCCATCCATCGTTACAGTATTCACAAGAGTCTTCAAGACGGTCGTATTTGGCATATCTAAAGATATATCTAAAGGAACAGTTTTTTCAAGTAAATTTTTATTCCATTTTGCTTCGAAGCGACTAATATTACCCAATCTATTAACTAACACTTCTTCTATTTTTACCATTCCAGCAGCAGATATTTTTTGTGTTGCTGCAAGCATTCTGGTTAAATGTTTCACAGAAACTTTTTGTGTCTCTCCAACTAAACCTTTAATTCCTACTGATTTTTTCAGCTCCCTTATTAACTTTTTATAGATCTGTGGAAATGTACTCTTTTTCAAATAATTACTAACAAGTTTTGCTTCACTCTTTTTCAATTGTTCAATATAAACTGAATGACGCATATATTTTTCAAGTAATTCATCATTAACAGTTGGTATTTTAGTTTTTGCCATATATTATTTGTTGAGTATTATATCTAAGTTCTTGCACAAATTATTCCTCTTCTTCCCCAGGAATTGAACCTTTTATTTCACTAACGCCTTCATTTTCAATAGCATTCACTTCTTCTTCAACATCCATATCTTGAGAAAATACGCCACGACGCAGCATTTCTTTCAAAAACCTCTCTCTTGTAATTTCTGGCCCTAAAGGATTTTGTCTCATTTTTAATAATAACTCTTTATCTGTTCCACCTAAAACAACAGCTTCAAAATCACTATAAATATTAACACCCATTGTTTCAGGTGGAGTAACTTTCCGCCATTCACAAGCTAATTCTAATGCTTGCTTTATCCCACGTTCAAGTGATTTAATCCAACTTTGTAATTGACTTACTGTTCTTCCTTCATCAATTCGCTCTGCTGTTGCAGTATTAGGAAGTTCTTTCATCATTGGTTGATTACCAAGAATTCGCATTTTTTGTTCTATATCTTCAATATCTTTTTGACCAGCTTCAATTGATTTACCAGAATGTTCTACATATTTCATATCTGCATCTGGATTATCACATAGATAGGCTTTCGTTGGTCCAATTTCTAATGTTCCTTTTTCTACCATTGCTTCCGGTAATCCTTTTCCAAAAATTAAACCAAATCTTGAAAAACGTAAAACATTTCGTTGATCGCTGTAACTTTGCCAATGAGCCAAATTTAACCAAGCTAAATCCATAAGAGGAGGATCAGCAGTCATATTACCAGTTCTATTTGCATAAATAGTTATTAATGGAATTCTCCCAAAAGAATACACGCCTTGTTTTTCTAAACCATATTTATCTTCGTTTTCATCATCCTGTTTATGAATTTCCCATTTATCTTTAAAATAAACATTAACATAATTTGCTTCTTCATTACTATAATCTTCAGCAGGTTCGATAACAGTTTCTTTAATTCTTATTTGAATTAATTCTGTAGTTTTCTCATTTTTCTGTATTTGCCAGCCGATTAAATTAGCCGGAGAAATATTAACCAAATAAACTCTTACTCCAAGTTGTTGCTCCTCAGCTTTTGTAATTGTTTTTCCCTCTATCACTGTTTCAACTATACTGTGATCAACAAATATATGAGCAACTCCGTATTTTATAAGATTTTCTAAAACTTCTTTCAAAAAAGTTTCTAAAGGCTTTCCATTACCATCTATATCATCTTCAAGATAAGCAATTTCTTTTGGTAAATCTGTTATGGTTATAGAATGAGTAAAAGGTCTATTTTTTAATTTATTTAATGTATCTCTATATCCATTATATAATATAGATCTACCTAAACGAATATTATAAGAAGTGCTACTTTCTGCAGGTTCTATCGGTAACCATTTTTGTCCTGCACTTCTCATTGCTTGTGTCCCGCCAAGTAAATCATGTATCAATTCCCAAAGCTCTGCCATTGTATCATAACTATCATTTGGAATTGCTACTGGAGATTTTATTTCTTCTTGTACCATTATGTATTAAGCTCCAATCCTTGCATTAGAAATTAAAACATTATCCATATCAGAATCAATACCTATGTAGTTTATTCCTAATTGTTCAGCAACAACTAAGGTCGAACCGCTTCCGCAAAAAGGATCTAGAATTACCTGATCTTTATTTGGCATTTTAATTAAATTTAAAAGATATCTCATAAGATCCAAAGGTTTAACAGTGGGATGATTATTTCTGATGCATTTTTCTTTTATTTTCTTACCATCA